GTATGACGCCATGCCGCCGTCAAATGTGGCGATGCTGACGTTGAACGTATCAATGCGGAACTCCTTGAGCCTATCTGTGTCGTCAATGTCCCCGGCAGGCTCCCACGTTACACCTGATGCGATGGTCAGGGTTGGAAAGTAGGTGTAACCAAGCGTCCCCGTTGGTGTTTCGTAGTCGGGCGCAAACGCCGCCGTCTTGAGCGTGACTGTGCCGCTGCTATGCTGCCCGTCATCGAACTTGACCTTCTGACCTGCCGTAGCCTCCATGTCGAAGTCAATGGTGCCGGAGTAAGCCGCCGAGTCACCAATCATTACGAAGCGGTCCCCGAACGACTTGTAGGAACCAAAGAAGTTCGGCGATGCGCCATTGACGAACACAATTTTGCTTGCCGTGCCTGCGGTCAGCGTTTTGTTCAGGAACAACGCCTTGGTGCGAATGACTGTGTTAAGAGTAAGAGCATGACCAAAATCGGACTCAATGATGACTTCATCTACGCTGCGATTAGATGGAGGAAGCACAATGTCCCAAGTGCAACCCTGAGTTCCGTTGCCGTCAAAAATAATAATGTCGCCTTGAGCCGGTGTTCCGTTTGGAATCCAATTGGCCGCGTTAGACGCCAAGGCCGAAACCGACCCCTCCCAAATGTAGTTCGTCATGCGTCATCCACCTTTGTCTTCGTGGACTTGAAGACAAAGGCCGAGCCGCCCTTTTCAGCAATAAGCGCGAGCATTTCCTCGCCTCGCTTCTGAAACGCTCTCATCTGCGCCGTCAAACGAATATCGTTTTCGCGCCTCTCTCCTTCGTCATCAACATAAGTAGGAATGGTATCAATCAACACTTGCAGACAATCTGAGCAAACAAGAGCCTTGATTGCCGACTCTCGTTCTGCTTCGGTAACGGCATTTTCGCTGCTATCTCCAAGGAAACGGGTGTTGCGGGTGGACTTGTTGACCTGAGAGGTCCGCAAGGTAATGTATTCGCTGATTGTGGCCTCGTTTAGCCCACGGGGCCGATTAAGAAGGTCACGAATGTTGTCTGTTGTGACCGTCATTCTTCTTCACCGTCCCATTCAGACTCAATCGGCGCTTGCTCTTCGGGCCATCGCGTGTTGAAGTCCTTTGGAACGTCGAGGGTTGGAACGTCGTTTGGAGGTTCCGCACACCTGTCGAGGACAAACACAAGTTTCGAGTCTACAATCATGCGAGCCATTCGGGAATCGGGAAGCCAAATCGCCTCACGATGGTCAATGAGCGTTACAGGATTTTGAGGCATACGCGAAGATGGCTTGGCGAGGCGAAGAAGCCAACCCTTCGGACCAAGCCAATGCTCAAGACGATGCTCAAGGTCTGCCACCTTTGCCCCTTCAGGAACGGGGATGCCCCGCTTCTTAAGTTCGCGCACCAAGGAGGTTTTGCTCACTCGTCCGCCCCCGCCTTCTTCTTGCGGGACGAGGCCTTCTTGGCCTTCTTGACGAGTTCATACGCCGGGGGGTTGGAGTCGGGGATGAGGCGGTAAAGGTCGCCGTTCTTATCCGTCCACTCGTCCATTTCAAGCACCCTCGTAGTATTCAACAAAGAGGTTGATTTTGCCTGCGGTAAGAGCAGCAACCGCCACGGTCAAGAGAACGGGCGTTTCACCGGCCATCTTCAGGGGCAAATCGTTGGAGGTAGAAAGAACCGCGTCCAGACCAAGGCTTGTCTTGGCCGTAGCGGCCACAAATGCGTCCGTGTTTGCGACAATTCCCAAAGCAACAGTAGCGTTACCGCCGGATTCAACCGCCGCTTCGACCTCAGCGTGTCCACGGACCACAATTGCCTTGTCCGGCAGACTTCCGATGGTGATAGAGGAAATGTCTCCACCGTCGTCATCAAAGTCGTAAGTGACTTTTAGGTGCTTGACCGCACCTGCGGCAAGAGCGGCGTTACCCACAGAATCGTCAATCAGTTCGGATGCACCGACGGAATCATCGGCCATGAACTTGTTCGCGATGAAGTTCTGAAACTTCCTGTTTTGAGGCATGTGTATCACTCCTTTTCGTCAGTCGCACCAAGAGGTCACAATCAGATGACGCCCGTGATGGTCGCAATCCGGTTGTTCTTGCCGCTTGCGGCACCGTCTTGGTGTTCGTGAACCACGCAGCCCATGTAGCCGGTGAGCAGCCAATCGAAGCCGACACCGGGGAGGCGCGTGAGTTCAGTCTCTTGGAAACCGGGACCGTTGTATCGGAAGAACTCGGCCGTTTCTGCGCCGGGGATGAGCAGAACCGCGTCGTCTTCGATGGCCGCCGTGGCCTTGCCGGGGAGCAAAGTGCCGCCGGTAAAGTCACGGGTGTAGTAAACGGTGAGGTTGGCGATACGGCGCATGTGGTCCGCAAGGCTTTCCACGACGTTTCCGTAGAGTTGGGTGTTCAAGAGAGCCGAGCGAGCGCGGGCCGGGAGGATGAGAGCCATTGGCTCGTCGCCGGACACGCGACCGTTCTCGAAAATCTTGTCCATCGCGTTCAGCAAGTCGGCTTCTTCGTCAGCGGACGCGGAGCCGAAGGTCGCCGTAGCGGCCTGCGTCTGACCCGCGCCACCGTGGAGGGTGTCGAGAATCAGGTTATCAATCGTGTCGGCGAGGCCGCGCACGATAGCGAGTTGCTGACGGTCAATGTTTTCAAAGGATTCACCGCGCAGACGAACCGAGTCGAGGAAGGTGCAGCGACCCTGACCCTTGTTGAGTTGGACGGTGTAGTTCTCCGTTCCAATCTTGGTTGGGTCAACGGTAGCCGAGTCATCGAGCGGGAAGGTAAAGGAACCGCTCACGCCGGTATACCACTTGAAGTCGAGCCACGGGACGGTGCGGCTACCGACAACCTTCGTGCCGACGCTGATGCGGTCGGACTGAAGTTGGATGAAGTCACGGAGGGTCTGCTCAAGAACCGCGTCACCCGTCCCGAAGGGACCGGCAGCGGCTTCGACGTTGAGGATTTGTTCAAGGCTCTTGTTCATGTTGTTCACTTCCTTTAGGTTCAAGCGTTTGCGTGGGATGCGGTGTTCACACGAATGAGGTCGCCGTCGCTCGCGCTCGTGGTTTCGCCGGAGCCGACGTAAACACCAAGCACCTTGGACGATGCGTCATTCGAGTCAATGGCGAGGCCGGAGGCCCCGACATAAACGAGAAGGCCGGTGGTGTAGGTTTGGGAAGCCTTGGAGGCAACCATCATCACACCGCCGAGGGGGAACATGGACACCGTAGCGCCCGAGGTTTCGAGAACGCCGTCAGCGTCGCGAGAGGACTCGCCCGCCGAAACACCGATGCAAACCTCACCGTCGGCGGTAAGGTCCACGTTGTTGTTCGTTCCGTTGTTGGTCAAAAGGTAACCAACACCGCTAACGGTGGTGGACGCCAAAACGTCCATGCTCACAGGGTCAATTGCTGAAAATGCTACCATTCTAAATCACCTCAAAAGTTCTTCTTCTCGTCAAAGCGAGGGGCGCGGAAGCGGGAGTCGGCCATTTCGACACCGCTAAGGGTTCGGTTCCAAGCGGAGGCCCAAGCGTTCCATCCACGGGCGTAAAGGTCTTCGGGGGTTTCGACCATCTTGCCGTTCAGGTAGTTCGCAACGACCGGGGTGCCTTCAGCAACCTCGGTCACGGGGGCCTCGGACGCCACGGCGGGGGCCGGGGTCACGGGCTTCATCTCGACGGGCGCAGGCTCGGGGTGAGCCGCGTTCCACGAGGCGATGAGGGATTCAAGGGTGGACTCGGACAGGTCTTCGTGACCGGTCATGCCGAGTTCGGTAGCGGAGGCGACGAGCGCAAGGCGGGACTCTTCGGCCTTTGCGGCTTCCATCGCCTTGAAGTTTTCAATCTCGGCGCGGGCAAGGATGAGTTCAGCCTGAATGGCCTCCATCTCGCTCGCCTCGACCATTTCGGTTTCGGGAATGTGTTCGTCGCTCATGGGAATCGCTTCCTTTGTCTGTCCATGCTCACCTGCCGACTGTGGTATAAGCGTTTGGGCATTCGCGGTTCGCTTGGCGCGGGGATGACCCTTCGGCAGCAAATCGTTGTCTTGCTTGTAGTTAGGGTTGCTTGGTCGTCCATTCCTGAGCAGATACAGGAAGGCATTGACTCGTGCAATACCCCATCCGTTGCGGGACATGTTGGGGGCGTGGGAAGTGCTGAAAGCGCCTGCACCCCGGCGAAACACAGTAAGGAGAGCGCCCATGCTTGCACGACTACCCTTCTTCTTTGCATTGTGTTCCCTCATTTTGTTTGCGATGGTCTTTCGGGTAGCCTCGCTAACCTGAATCTTGGTGTTGGGCTTCTTGGCGGAGCCGGGTGGATTCTTCTTGGAGCCACGACGACGCTCGCTTGGCTTGGCCGGAGTCTTGCGTGGGTCATTGGGACCGGGACGGCCGTGTTGCCCACCGTGCTTGGCTTCGACCTCGACCGTCTTTTTCTCAGCGACTTCGATGTTTGCACGCTGATAGGCAGGCTTGTGGACAATTGCGAGGTGGTCAAACTTGAAGTTCGTGTCGAACACCATGCCATCTTCGTCCGCCTTGATAGGGACGCCGTAGCCACCGATAGAGACACCGTAGCCGGGTCGGAGCCACATACCTGACTCAAGGGCTTCAAACAGTTCTGAGCGGCGCACAACGGCCGTATAGCGCACATCATAGCCTGCTTCCTTTTCATGGTAGGATGCGCTGACCACTTCGCCAACCACGGCTTCATCAACGCTACCATTCATGTTGCGGTCGAATCCACCGGCCTTGAGGGGACGGGGATGGTTGAGCGTCAAGTCTGCACCGGGCATTTGGTCAACCGCGTGCTTTGCACCCTTGGGTGTAAGGGACCACTTGTTTTTGTTCATGCCTTCGTGGAAAGCAATACCGCTGATTTCGATGTAGGACATGCCGCTCTTGGCCTCAACCTTTGCGACGACTTCATCAATCGTAATTTCCATTGTGACGTTGACCGGTCGGCAAATGCCGTCAGCCCCCATTTCTTCACCAATGCCGCACGTATCGGCCTTGACCTTCTTTTTATCGTCTTCATCGTCGTGGTATGAAGCCAATTTTTCGCCGGTCTTCTTTTCGTATTCCTCGTGCGTTTTGCACGGCATGAAAATAGTCATACCTGCTTCTTCATGGGTATGAACGCCTTCGCAACCAATTTCCTTGGCGCGGTTGGTCGCCTCGCCGGGATTGTCGTAAACGTCCTTGCGAATCTCTTCGGCTTCTGCGTGTTCTGCACAGGAAGAGCAACATGATTCGGAAGCAGCGGCTTCGTGCGAATCGTTTTTGTCGAACCAACGTTGAAAGGTCGCTTCATCAGGTCCGGGGAAATACATGGGCGTTCCATCAGCCATGCGGTCCATGTGCGTTGCACCATCAAATCCAATCTCTCGGGACTTTTTTTCTGCCCCTTCTTTGGTAGAGTAGATGTAATCTTCCATACCGGCTTCAACAAGTTCTTCAATGACTTCTTCGATGCCTTCCATGACTTCACCTTCGTTTTCGCTCCAAATGTCGAACCATAGTTCGTCGCCCAATGCCTCATGCTCCGATGCTTCGACTTTGCGTCCGCTTTCCCATTGGCGGCACGACCAATAGCGTGCCTTGGTTCGGGGACCGGGACTGTCGCAGTTGTGTCGGCTGCGGAAGTTCTTGCGACGTGCAGGGTCGTCGCGCTTGATTTCCATGTTGGGGTCGCCAAAGCGAACAATGATTACGCGCCCTGCCTCGTTTTGAACGTAAACCGCAAACTTCCGGGGACCGCCCGGTGTCCGAAACGGCTTATTGAGCGTGACTTTGCGTCCCTGATATTCCGCTGACTCAACGTATTCCTCATCGTGGTGCGCTGCGTCCTTACGCTCAAACATTGATGTGCATACCGCTGCGCGTTGCGCCGGATTGGGATAATCCTTTCGTGACTTTTCATCTCCCATACACCTCTCCATGTAATCGTCTTTCGATTCACCGGGCCGGGGGTCGGGCATCTTCATTCCTCCGTGGGTGGCCAAGCCCGCTCCAAGCGGGATTCCATGAGCATTTGATGTTCATGTTCTGCGGTATCGCGGTCGCGGCGATGCTCCATATCAATAGGCATTTCTGCGGTTTCAGAAGTCTGTTCCGATTCCCACATACGCATAAGGGTGTTGAGGGCGGGAGCGGCCGTTCCGCCGATGATAGCAATGAGCGCGATAAATCCATCAAGATTAGCAAGAACCACTTCTGGCTGATAAATGCCCATAGCGACTACCGAACCTGCGGCAAGCATCCACAGGTAAATGACCGGAATCACCGTCTTTCTAACCATTCGGTCATTAAAGGTGTCCTTTACAGTCAAAGCATTCGCCTCCTTAACTGACTGACGAATTGTTTGACGTTTCAACCTTCGGCCATGTCTGACGCACCGGGCTGACTGTTGGAGGTCGGGTTAGGTCCGTTAGGTTGGTTTTTCGGTTCGCGTCGCCCTCGTCCTTCCCGCACAACAGGCATCTTGAGGATTTCCAATGCGTCGTTGAGCGTCAAGATTCCGGCTTGGTAGCCCATCGTCGCTCGGCGCATAGAGTCAAGCAGGGATTCTTCGGCCACAGGCTCAAATCCAAAGCGCGGAAGGTCTTGCATCTTGTGGTCAATGCCGAGCAAGTTCAAGTGTGTGGAAAACAGTTCGTGGACGCCCTGAAGCACCACATGTTGCAGGCGGCGAATTGCGGTGTTTGCCCATGTGTTTGCGTTGTAAGTGGCTGCAAACGTCGAACCCTTTTCCTGACCTGCCGCCACACGAGGGACGTGTAGCACCGCAGCAATGTTGCTACCCACGGTGTCGAGGAAGCCG